GAGATACCGGAGCACGGTGGGGGTCTTGAATAGCTCGTCGTTTTCGCCGGAGATCATCTCCGTGCGGTCGTCGAGCATGGCCCCCGTAATATGCTCCAGTAGCTCAGAGGTTTTCATTACGCCTCGACGCTAACCACGGGGACGCGCGGGTTGGGCACGCGCTCCCCTTTGGCGTCCACCACCAGACCGAAGTCTTGGAAGGGGAACCGGCGGGCTTTGCGCAGGTCGAATCCGGTCGGGTTGCCGGCGGAGTCCTTCTTCACAATCGCGCGGTCTTCCACGGCGGTCTTCAGGACTCCGATGACTTCTTTCGGAACGTCGAGCACCACACCGCGGCGGAGTTGATACAGCCGACCGTTGACGCCTACCGGCACAGGGTCCACTTCGTTCTGATCCCGGGCCTCGTCGAGCATGATCGCGTAGCGTTCTTTCGAGGCCGAACGGGACGCATCCGCCGTGTTGATATGGGTATCGGCGAGTTGCTTCTGGTCTCGAAGCGCCGCGTTGGCCTTCTCGGCTGCGGCGAGTTGCGCCTTCAACTTCTCAATCTCGGCGTTGGGGGCCTCGACTTCGAGGCCGGCGAGTGCTGCGGCGTTGCTTTGGGTTTCCATGATCGTTCCCTCCCTGTTAAGTTTACAGTCCGCCTTTCATCGACTTCGCCGCTTCAGCAAACGACTCGGCGTAGGCGATCTCAGGCAGTGCGCTCAACGCGCCCTTGACCATCTTGATCACGTCGGGCACGGTCTTCGCGGCGTAGCTCTTTGTGCAGTCGCCGATGTACGTCGGGTAGTCGCCCCGCTTCTCTTTCTTGTCCTTCGCCTGCTTCTCCTTGATCTTGTCGGTGTCCGGAACCTCAACCTTGAAGCCGTTCTCCAATACCTCAATACGGATCGTGAACTGACTAATCATAGCACACCTCCTATAAAAAGTCCCCGAACCGGCTTGTGGCCGACCGGGGACTTGGGCGCATTCACCAGTCGGCGGTTAGCCGAGGGCCAGCCACGTGTACTGCTTGTCTTCGATGGCAGCCGCCGCAGCGATAGTCACGCCATGCGCGGGCTTGACGCCCGGGATGTCGGTGGCCGTGCTGTCAATGACGGTGGCCGGGCCCGGGTATGCGACGTTGTTGCGCACACCCGCGTTGGTCGCATCGACCGCGCCCTGCGAACCGTCTTGGCTGCCGGAGCCGGCATCCACTTGAATCGCCACGTCGGCGGTGTCCAGAGTGCGAACTCCGTCCGCAGCCGTCTTGACAGTCGTACCCGATGCCATGCCCTCGTACCACTCGTGCGTGATACGGTCGGTCAGGTTGACCAACTGGAAGTAGCGGGGGCGGAAGCCGAGTTCAATGGCGATGGCAACCGCCGTGTCGTCATTGAGGAACCGACCGGTGGCGCGCTGGAAATCGCCGCCGTTGCTGTCGGAGTAGTTCTTCGTAATGGTCATGTGCGTCTCCTTGTTCGGGGAATGGGATGGCCGATCAGCCGGGGGCGATTAAGCCCCCAGCGTCACCGGGTTAGTTCGTCGCTGCGACCTCGACGCGGACCATCCACGCATCGTTCAGGATGACGGAGGTCTGCATGCACTTCCAGCCGGCCGTGCCTTTCTGGCCGAGCGGGTCGCCCACAGCGGGCTTCGGGTTCACGACCATGATCGCGAGGGAGTCTTTCCCCTTCAGCGGCACGATCCCGTACGCGTCCTTGGCGATGTACAGCACCGGGTACACGTCGGCGAAACCGCCGGTGTTGACCATCGTCGAAGTCGCACCACCGACCACGCCGGTCGCGCCGGGGAAGGAGGTGAAGATCGTCGAGCGCAGGTAGCGCACGTCTTCGACCGCACCGATCTCGTTGGCCCACGGCGTCACCGTGCCGTATTTCTTGGTCGGGATGAAGCCAGTGATGTTGCGGATGTCGTTCTCGATGTCCGGGTGGACGAGGGCGATGAACGCCGCTTCCACGGGCTCGGTGCTGAAGGCCGGAGTCGAGCCGACCACCGAGGTGATCTGCATCGCGTTCTGGCGCTTCAGGGCGCGTGTCGCTTTGCGCTGGAGGGCCAGCGTCAGCGGCGTGTTCACGTCCCCACGGTCGGAGCCGTTGGCGAAGAACACGTTCGTGCCCGCCTTGATCTTGTTGTAGCGCAGGGTCTCGACGGTTTGCGCCGCCTGCTCACCCAGCACTTCGGAGACCTGCTGGAGGAACGGGTCCTCGTGCGTGTCTTCGATCACGTCCGAGAACGGCACGAAGTCGCCGTGCTGCTCCAGAGTAGCCGTCACGTCCGTCACGGTCACGCGGCTGCCGGCGGGGGTCACGCCCTCGACCAGCGGGGTCAGCGCGAGCGGCAGAGCGTTGTAACGCCGCCACTTGGCGACCTTCGTCGAGCGGTTCGGCATCACGTACACCTGACCGAACTTCTCGATCACGAGGTGGGGGACACCACGCGTCAGCATCTTGGCGACGGCGTGGGCGGCGGTACGCGGCGAGATGTCGCCGTAGGTCATCGGTGAAGCGGACATGGTTCGGTCTCCTTCTGGTTACAAATTGGTTGGTTGAGCCGCCGTCGAATCCTCGGGCGTGTTCAGGTGCTTGATCAAGACCTCGATCATTGCTGCGGCACCTTCTGCTTGGTGCATTTGCACCGCGGACTTCTGGCGCTGGACCTCTGCCGACGCCTTCAACTTGCTCAAAAATTCGGTAGTAAGTTCCATGCTTATGCGTTGAAGTTCGCAACCGTTGCCGCAAGCAGGTAATAGTCGGAACCTGCGATCTTGACACGAAGGCCGTGCGTGATCTCGTTGACGTTCGTGATCGTGCCAGTAGCAGCAACCTTCGCGCCGGCAACGGTAACACCGGCCAAATTCAGGATGTAGCCGTTCGTGTCAAACGTCGCGGCGTCGGCACCATAAAGCGACGCATAGATCATGGCAGTGGCTGTACCCGTCAGAGCGCCTGAAGGCATGCCCAGTTCGAGTTCGAGCGGAGCGTAGTTGCCATCGGTAGCACCGGCCGACAGGATCAGTTCGGCGACGAACGCCGAGCCGAGACCCGTGACCTTACCCGACGCACCGAGTTGAAGCTGCGCCTTCAGCGCATTCGCCCAGCTACCGAGAGCCACGTTCGTATCGAGTTCGAAGCGGGCACGGCCTCCGACTGCGCCGGCCGCCGTCAGGGTGGTCTCCACCACCAGTGATTCGAAGCTCGACGATGCGCCGTTTCCGGCGCTCACCACGTTGAACAAGGCACCTTCGGTGAGGAACTTAGCGAGCAACTTCTTGACTTCGTAGTCCCGAATGATGGACTGGTTCACGGTGTTGAGGTCGAGCGACATGTGTGGCCTCCTTGGTTACCGCGCTGTGGCCTCGGCAAAGGCTCCGTCGAAATCGTTCGGGTCGGAGCCCTGCGGCGTGGGCGTAGTGCGCTTCGACTGCACGGGCGCAAGCTCCGCGGCCTTTTTGGCAGCGGCGGCGCGCGCGGCGGCCGTCTGTTGATCGGTGGGTTTGTCCGAAGCCGGCGGTGTTCCGAGTGTCTCTGACCCGGTGCCGTTCGACTTCTTGTACTGTGACACGAGTTCAATGACTTCTTGAACTGAGCCCTCATTGTACACCTTTTTGTAGGCGTCAACCAGATACGAGGGCTGCTTCTCGATCCACGCGGTCAACTGCGGGGAAACGGTGTCGAAGTCCGAATGCTGCTTCAGGACCTCGGAGCGGAACGTGGTATGTTCAACATTCTGCACCGTCTGAAACATCGGACTGAGATCAGAGTACACCTTCTCCACCACGGCTGTCAAGGCCCGCGCGAATCGGGCCTCAATGCCGGCGATGGCGTGGGCCTGCTGCACCTTCGTCGCCTTCGCAATGTCGGGCCACTCGGTCTCGAACGAAGCCAGCGCCGTCTTCTGCTCGTCCGTCAGGACGGGCTCGGGGATTTCGAGCGCGGCCTTGCGCTCGGTCTCGGCCTTCTCCGCGGCAGCAGCGGCATCAGCCGCTGCCTTATCGTCCACGATCTTCTTCGCGGCAGCCGCGGTCGCATCGGCAGCGGCCTTATCGGCAGCAGCCTTCGCAGCGGCTTCCGCGGCAATCTTACCCTCCGGTGTCGCGGCGAACTTGTCGTCCTCGATCTTCTTCGCGGCAGCGGCGGCATCGGCAGCCACCTTGTCGTCCTCGGCCTTCTCCGCGGCAGCAGCGGCATCAGTCGCCGCCTTGTCGTCCACGATCTTCTTCGTAGCCGCAGCGGCGTCAGCAGTCGCCTTCTCGTCGGCTGCCTTCTGAGCGGTCTCCTCGGCGGTCACTTCGGCCTCGGTGGCTGCGGTGGTAGCAGCGGCGGCAGCGGCGGCTACCTTTTCCTTCTCAGCGGGCTTGCCGCTCGCGGGCTCCCCGCTCCCCTCGGCGGCAATCGCCTCGGCAAACGCGGCGTCGAAATCGTCAGCAGCTACTTCTTTGGTCTCGGTTGTCATGTCCCCCTCCCTTAGTTAGTCCGCCCCGGGAGTTGAAACTCCCTTGGAGCTTTTTCAATCAACTCCACCACGGTCTGCATGGCGTTGTACTCCGTCTGGAATTTTACCAGATCGGTACCCGATGCCGTCCGCCAGCTTCCCAGTGCACGATCCCGGCGAATGTATGCAAGGCGAAGAAGGGAGTTAAGTCCCGTCTCAGCGCGAGCCTGATGCACTACCCTTTGAAGCTCCTGCTCCTCCCCCCTGATCGTTTCCATTTACGATTCCCTCCACGAGTGCGGTGAATGTATCGATGTTAGCGCCGGTTTGCGCTTTGATCGCCAGTGCGAAATCCTTGAACGCGTTGGAGATGTTTGCACGAATCTCCGAGCGAATCAGGTCCGCTTGTTGTTGCGCGTTCATTGCTGCTGAGTCCGCCTGCTCCTTCAGCCGGCGAGCTACTTCGTCCTTGTCCTCCAAAATATCCATCGGCAAGTCTCGCGAGCGCATGCGCTCCTCCAGCATCTTGCGAGTGCTGATGTGCATACGCTCCTCGGGCGTCAGCGTGGTCGCGAACTGGTCGAGATGCACCGAGCGGACCTCCTTCGCGATCAGCGAAGTCGAGCCGCGAGCGATCACGGCGAAGTCGCCCTTCATGCTCTCGTCGTCGTTGAACTCCATGTTCCAGTAGTACAGCGACGAGACAAAGCTGGTCGTGAAGTGGTCGAAGTTGCGCACCGTGTCGCGGATCGGCAACGAGGCGGCACCCATCAGCATCGACAGGTTACCCTGCGTGCGCAGCGCCTCGGAACCGCCCTTCGTCACGTCGCCCAAGGCCGAAGGCGGCAGCGCCGTCTCGGTATCGGCGAACGACATGAACAGGTCGATGATCGACCGCAGTTCGGGGATGTGCGCATCCACTGAGATGCTGCGCACGGCCGGTTGAGCGGACTCTTGCCCTTGTCCCTCGCGCAGCCAAATCTTGCGCGCGTAGACATCGAGCGACTGCCCGGGTACCAACAGGTCTTGGTTCAGTTCGAGCATCGGTCCGCACACCACGCTGGCGTTATCCAGCATCATGCGGGACGCCTCGCCGATAGCGAGCGCGCTATCGCGCATCACCTGCGGCACGCCGATCCCGAGCAGGTTAATGTCGTCCTCCTCATACACGAACACATGGTGAGGGCGAATCTTCGCGTCGTAGGGGTTCAGCTTGGCCTTGATGATGGTGTTGTCGATCCCCCATAGGTTAGCCTCAAGCTCCTTGCCGAGGTCCCCATCGGGGATATTTACGCCGGCCGCACGCAGGTCGTGTCCGGAGACGAAGCCCCACCACTCCCACGCCTCGAACTTACGTCCGGTCAGATTGGTCAGGTTACTGCGGTCGCCCTTAGTGCGAAGCTCGATCTCCCATTCAAGCTCCTTGTAATTGCCCGCGGTGTTATCCCTCAGATACCTCGTGACCACATCGGCCATGAAGTCAGGACGCTTGGCAAGCTCGGAGACCTGATTTCGTGACATGACGTGGCGGAAGAACGAGCCGTCCATCTGCGCGAACACCTTGGCGCTCAGGTCGGGATACCAGTCCCACACGCTGGTGAACTCGTACATCGGCGCGAACTTCTCGATCACGACGGCCTTCAGTTTCCCCATCGCGTCGCGAGTCCACTGGCGAGCCTTCTTCGAGACCACCTGCGGTCCGCGCAGAATGCCAGCAGAGTAGAGCACGGCGCTGAAGATGACACGGCGCGCGAGCGTGATGTACTCGATCTCGTCGAGTTGGTCTTCCATCTCGTGGCTCATGCGGAGCGCCTTCTCGTGAGCGAAGCTCTTGATGGCCTTCTCGATCTCGTCGTCGGGGATGTTGTTGTCAGGAGCCTGCCCCTCGGGGGTGGCTGCCACGCGCTCGGCGGTGAGTTGGTCGAGCACGAGTTGCAGATCGCTCTCGGACAGGTCCGGCAGCGGGCTCTCCTCGATGCCCCAGTTCTTCTCGGTCTGCGGGAACAGCATCTCCATCAGGCGCGAGACGGTCCCGATCACCTTGGTGCGGGTGATCTTCGGGTAGGCTTTCGACTGGTCCGCCGGGATGCGGCGCTCGATCTCGGGATCGTAGATGCCGCGGAATTGGCGCAGGTTGCGCAGCCACTGCTGCTCGGTCTCGCGGCGATCCTTCTTGTACTGCTCGAACTGCTTCGCCTTCGCGATCCCCAGCACGCGCATCTTCTCCGCGTCAACCGGTGGAACTGTCGTCTGCTCGTCGGCCATTATGATCTCCTCGTGTAAACACCGGCGCGGCTGTTAAGCTGTTTCAGCCACGCCTTACGGTCGTTCTCGCGTTCGGGTTCGTTCGTGCCCTTGAAATAGTACATGTCCCCGTACTGTCCCGCCTCGCAGATGTGGGAGTAGATGTTCTTGTTGACCTCGATACTGATTATACCAGTCTTGCTGATCTTGTAGTGGTATCCCCCCTTCATACCCCGGATCAGGTAAGCGCACTGGGGACTGATCAGGTACCCGGCCCCCACCTCCGTGCGCCGGGCTAGGAAGAAATCCGTGGCGTTGGTGCGGTGGATCGGGGTGTTAGAGTAGGCGAACTTCACGGTCCGAAACCCCTCCATCTTGAAGATGTCCACGCAGGACTTCTCGTCGGTCTGCGCGCCGGCATTCCCCGCCGGGTCACCGGTGACCCGGATGTTATACCCGCCGTACTTGTTCCGCAGCAGCGGCTTCAGGCGCTCGCGGATCGCCCGCTGGAGCCCCATCCCCTCGGTCACCACCTCGTCCAGCGTGAGCACGCGACCGTGCAGGTCCTGCTGCTTGATCGAGAACGCGGGCGTGTGCCCGAAGTCTGCGGCGATCAAGAGGAGCAAGTGCGGGTTCGGAATCAGGATTTCCTTAGCGATGTGGAAGTCGGGATCGAACAGGGCGTGCACGGGTTTACCGGCCTTGCTCTGGCCGTAGAGCCCCATGATGTACACCTTAACGTACTCGTCCGTCTTGTCTTTCGCAAGGTTGCCGTAATAGCCCGGGATCAGGTTCGCGATGTTATCCGCGTCAGGATTAGTGCGCAGAGCCCATCCGTTCTTTAGCACGACCTCAGCGATCTCCCCGGGCTGGCAACGCACCATACCACCCGGCTGCCTGAAGATCACCCAGCCGTTCGACTTCTTGCGGGCCAGTTCGTCCGGGTCGAGGCCCTCCATCATCGCCCACAGGTAGGAACCTTCCTCGGGCGGGTTGGTGTCGGCCCACATGCCGAACCACGACGGTCCGCCGTCGGCCATCTTGGGGTACTGTCCGATACGACCGTCCAGACCCTCGATGATCTCCCGGGCAGTCTCGCGCGACTCGTTGATGTACGCGCCGGTCAAGTCGAGCGACAGTAAGTTCTTCACGTCCGCGGCGTCATCCAGCGCGCGGAACATGACCTCGGCCTTAACGTCGCCGAACTCCAAGAAGAACGTCTTGCCGGTCTCCTTGTACCAGCCTGCGCCGCCGCCGTCGGGGAACCAGTCGAACCACGTCTTCATAGTGGTGTCGCGCAACTGTGGCATGGTGTTACGCACGATGGCCCAGCGCGAGCGCCGGAGCCCGGTCTTGTCGCGCTTCTGTTGGATCGCCCGCTTGACGATCTCCGCCATACAGGTGACCGACTTACCCGAGCGGAACGGTCCATGCAGCAGGCGAAAACGCGCGTCGCTCTGCATGAACTGGGAGCATACGGGGAGACCGGAGAGGTTAAGCTGTACGGCTGTCATAGCAGGAACTCGTCCTGAATGGCGACGGTCTCGGCGAATGAGTTAGCCCCGGGGTTGTGCAGCACTAGATCGCCCGGGTATAGTTTAAGCACGTCGAAGCTCGATCCGTTCCACTGGATCAAGGCCGCGCGCTGTACGTTCTGGAACACGCCGGGACTCGACTCTACCACCTCATGTGATATAACGGCCTTAACGGCATCTCGCTCGTACGACCACCCATGAACGCGGTACACCGTGTGGACGCCGGGAGATAACACCCCAGTCAAGGGAGGATCGGAGGGGGACGTGTAAAGGAGTACCCCGTTCTCGTAATAGGTTAATGGATTGCCGGGTGAATCCGAGCCAACCCATAACGCGGTGCCATCAGGAGACATGGCCGGTACGGAAAATCCGGCCTCAACCTCGCCCCAAGAGCCATGCCAGAACTGGTTATTATTGGAATGCGCCACCAGTGCGCCACTCGCCGCAACGGCTTGGGGAACCAAGGTGGTCGCTCCGTCGTCACCCGGAGCCGCACCAGCAACCAGTATGTCACCGACGAACACCTGTTGAGCCCCCGCATTTCCTGTAACACGGACCGCCCCCAAGGGGTTACCTGTAGGAGTAATGGTAAGTGTACGCGTGGCGTGGTTAGCCCCGGCTACCTTCGTATATGACGCGTGCACCGGGTCCCCTTCGAACGTGTACGCCACGGCTCCCATTGTGCCGTCGGACTCGGTATAGGAGAACGTGAGCACGTCAAGCTCGGTGCGACCATACATCAGGTCCCAGTCGTTGGTTGTCAGGTTAAACCTACGCATCTCCCAGCGGACGCCTATGGTCACCTCTACGTTGGGCGGGTCCGGCTCATTGGGTGTGATCACCACGGACTGCGCGAATGGCATGGAGAACACCGACACCGGTAGCTCCGCCTGATAGTCCCGACCAGCCACCGTTAAGTTCGCAGCCAAGGCATTCAGGCCGGTGGCATACGGGATCACAGGCAATGACCAGTAAAAAGGCGTGGCACTAGTGGTGGAACGACGGTCGATCAGCGGCCTATAATTTCCCGGGCCGGTGGTCAGATCGAGGGCGTGAGGCACCGACTGCCCTGTGTAGAAGTCCAACACGAACTGCGGCACGTCCTCCGTGCTACGCTGAACTAGGGTGGTAGCAGTGGGCTCGACCTCCGGAGTCACGCCCACATCGAACACGCGCACGCCGGCCGTAATAGCGGCCCGGGCAAAGAGTACCAAGCCGTCTGAATGAGTGAACACCGAGGTCGCGATAGGCCATACCCAACTCGGGTCACCGTCCGTAGCCGATTCCTGAAAGTGCCTGTTAATAAGTGTGTTGAATAAGTTCTGCCCGTTTTCTCCGGAAACGGCCACATCGTCGAGGAATGCGGGTGTTAGGTTATCCCGCACAGCGGTCAACCTGTTAACCCCCTCCTCCGCGCCGATCCGGTCGGTGTACGCCAGTGTGGTGCCGTCCCGGGACCACCACGTCTGAAACAGGGCGTTGCCAGCGTCCTCCGCGAACTTGTCGTTGTTCAAGTACCAGAACGGCTCCACCCGGTATCGACCGTCAAACTCGATGGCGACGACGATCCTGATCCGGTCTCGGTACCCGCCCCACCAGATCGTCACCTCCTCACCGTCAGGCAGGTGAAACCGGCGAACTCCGAACGGGAACAGCTTCTTGAACCTGTTAAGCTGCCGCTTGGCGAACGGCAATAACCACAGTCCGCCCACACCGTCGATGTCGATCTTATGCCCACCGGGAGCGCCTCCGGTATACTTCACTGCTTGGTCTCCGGCGTCGGCACGTCCATCGCCTCGGCTAGACAAGCCGGGCAGGTGCGATCCCAGTGGCGTAGCGGGTGGTCGGTGTGGGAGGGCGCAGCGGGAGCAGGCGGGTGGACTAGGCTCGCAGCCCCTTCATCCCCTTTAGGCGAGTGATCCTGCCCCGCTGCATCCTTTGGATGGGGGGTATCCCCCACGACCGTGTTCGGGCCCAGCACCTCGGGCTCGGGCTCCTGCTTCGCGCGCGACAACTCTGCCATCTCCGTCTGCTGCTCGATCAACTCGGCGAGGATCGCCGCCGGGTCGGTGAACACGCGCCCCTGTGTAAGCTCGGCTTCGAGCCACGAGCAATAGCGTAGGTGCTGGAGCACGGACGACACCGCGTCAGCCGCCTTCCGGGCGATCACGCCGCGGTGCTCAGCGTCCGCGCAGGGGATCAGGTGCTGTAAGTATGTGGCCGCGAGCGTGGTCAGGCGAGTGATCTCCCCCGAGAGCAGGGCCTTGATCTCGACCAGTGCGCGCACCTCGTCATCGGTGTAGTTCGACCTCACCGCGCGGACTCCACCACGTGCCATGTGCGGCCGAGGTCGTGGACCGTGCGGTCGGTGTACTGGTTCATCGCCTCGGCAAGCTGCTCGGCCACGTCGCGCATCGAGAGCGGGATGCGGCGAGCCTTCTCCACATCGAACGTGACCTCGACCCCCCGCGGGCCCTTGACGATCCGGTTCTCCCGGCCGGCCCAGTACAGGCCGCAGCACACGCCGTCAGCATCGACTAGCTCCAACAGGAGCGCAGTCGCCGGATGCGGATCGAATGTCACGATTTCCCCGTCGATGGAGCGCAGTGCCGAGTGCCCATCGTGGCGCGCGCTGCTCGTCTCCCGGTGCGGCCCGAATGCGATCCGTCCGACTGTCGCGTCGCTGCTCATGTGTTGCCCTCCACCCGTGGTGTAATGTCGATGATGGCACCGGCTGGCTGGGCCGGGGTACCTGCGAATGTGATCGACAGGTTAAACCCCGACCCAGCGCCGCTCCCTCCCCCCTTCTCTTTCTCCGTCGGCTCCAGCCCGGCCATCTTAGCCGTCCACTTGATGATGTCCGCCCGCACCGCGGCCGGCACCTCCGGGTCTGTCGCGAGCGCGTAGCTCTGCGTGAGCAGGTCCTCGGCTTGGATTTTAGCCTTCAGCCGGAACGTGACCCCCTTCTCGGTGACCTCCTCCTTATACCGCTTGATCGTGCTGATGAACGCCGGCAGGGCGATCAGCCGGCGCGCCTCCTCCAGCCCCACCCCATACTTCCTGAACACGTCCGACGGCGTGGACAGCCCGAGCGCGAGGGCGTAGGCGATCCTCGGGTCGAACGTCATCGCCGCGGCGCTCTCCGGCTCGTACCCCGGCGGCAGCAACTCCCTCAGCCGGCGCGCCTCTCGGACGTTCGGCGGCTCGCCCCGGCGCTCGAAGCCCTCCGGTACTGTCTCTTTCTTGACAATGACCTCGGGCAGCGGCTCGGCAAGCCTCTCGAAGAAGCTGTCCCCCGCCGGGACCGGCTCAGCGCGCACCTTTGGCAGCGCCGGCACTGGTGCCTCCCCCTCGTCCCCCTGTGCGCCCGTGGTCATAGTTGCAATATACCGGCGGATTGTGGGCTTGTCAAGGGTTGTACAGGTCAAAAATTTTACGGATGTCAGAAAGGGGGGCCGGCTTCTGACAGCGCGGGGGCCTAGTATATTGGGCGGTAAGCGGGATAGCGCCTAGCCGGGCGGGCAGTTTGGCGAATCCCCTGCCGGGGCGTAGGGAGCCCGGGAGTGCGGATGTTTTTGCGGATCGTAGTGTGGCTATGATTCCGGTGGGGGTTCTAATTGTAAGACTGTTGATTTGTTTACAGACCCCAAAAATGGCCCAAACGTACACGGGACAGGGGGACATACGGGGGCGGGCCGCGACCGTCGCCCCCCAAGGGGGTCCACAGCCGCACAGTAAAGCATGCTTATTGCTCTGCCTGCGCGCCGGAAACCGCTGAACAATCAAACAGTTAAGCGGTGGCGCGCGGGGGATGCGTAACACAATTACGCGGGCTTAGCCCGTCGCGTTGACACTTCGCGCGGCCAAGTGGTTGATTTGTTGATACTATCCAACAGGTATCCAGAGGAAATCATTAACTGGATAGTTGCTGACGCCCGGGGACTATGCGCACTATC